AGCGAAACGTGGGCTGACGCCGCATAGGAGCGAATCAGATGGCTGATACTACAACAACAACCTACGGTTTGACCAAACCAGAAGTTGGGGCCTCAGAAGATACTTGGGGAACCAAGATTAACAACAATCTCGACAGCGTCGATGATTTGCTTGACGGCACTACGCCGGTAACTGGGATTGATATCAATTCCGGCACCATTGACGGCGCGGTTATCGGTGGCTCAACGCCCGCAGCTATTAGCGGCACGACCGGCAACTTTAGCGGCAACGTCTCCCTAGGCGACAGCAACGAGTTGCAATTTGGTGCTGGCAACGATTTGATCTTAGAGCATAACGGTAGCAACGGCGACATCCGCAACAGCACAAATGATATGCTTATTCGCAACTTGGCAGACGACCGAGACGTCATCATACAGTCTGACGACGGCTCAGGTGGCACTGCTGATTATTTCCGCGCCGACGGTTCTTCTGGCGAAGCCAAAATGTTCTACTATGGCGCAGAAAAGCTGAACACCAAAAGCAGTGGTGTTGATGTTACTGGTGACCTTACCGTAGACAGCACCACTCTGCACGTTGACAGCACAAACAACCGCGTCGGTATTGGCTTAATTAACCCCGGCTGCGAACTTCACGTCTTTGGATCGTACCCGCAGGTTCGGCTTCAGCCTACAGACGACGCTGAGAACAACCGTATTGAGTTTTGTGACGATGCAGGAAGTATCCAAGCTCGCATTATGAGTGGTGGTTCTCTCGGAACTACACTTCAACTTGACGGAGAGGTGGAGGTTGTATCTGGGCATAACTTAACGCTTCCTGACAACGTAGAACTGCGCTTTGGTGATGGCAGCGACCTAATCCTCGAACATAACGGTAGCAACGGCGACATCCGCAACAGCACAAATGACCTTCTTCTTCGTAACCTTGCAGACGACCGAGACGTCATCATACAGTCTGACAACGGCTCAGGCGGCACTGCTGACTATTTCCGCGCCGACGGTTCTTCTGGTGAAGCCAAAATGTTCCACTATGGCTCAGAGAAGCTGAACACCAAAAGCACCGGCGTAGATGTCACGGGCGCTCTGGACGTTAGCGGTGCGCTATCAAAAGGCTCCGGCTCGTTCAAGATTGACCATCCGCTCAAACCTGAAACGCACCATCTCGTTCACAGCTTTGTCGAAGCCCCGCAAGCGGATAACATCTACCGGGGAAAAATTGCGCTTGTTGATGGCTCTGCAACGGTCAATCTCGACGAAGCTGGTCGCATGACAGCGGGAACATTCGTCGCGCTGAATGGCAACATCCAGTGCTTTACGACCAACGAGGACGGCTGGACGGCGGTTCGTGGTTCTGTGTCTGGCAACACTCTGACCATCCAAGCACAGGACGCAAGCTGCGCAGACACCGTTTCATGGCTTGTGATTGGCGAGCGTCACGACCAGCACATGATAGACACCGGCTGGACAGATGCAGCAGGCAGAGTAATTACCGAGCCTGAGAGGCAACCGGAAGAGGAAGAATAAGATGGCAATCGCATACAACTGGCAAATTTTCACCTGCGAACACGACATCTCGACCGGCGGCATCAACGCGATTATTTGGCGCTGCACTGCCTCTGAGGCGGTAGGCGAAAACACGTATAAATCAATAAAAGATGGCACCTTGTCCCTATCGCCAGACCCGTCAGACTCAGACTTCGTAGCCTACGCTGATGTCACCGAGGCAATCGCGCAGGGTTGGGTCTGGGATCAAATCAACCAATCAGATACCGAGGCTGCACTGTCTGCGGATATCGAAGCCCAGAAAAACCCAACGACTGCCAGCGGCAATCCGTGGGACGAGGGGTAATTAAGCCGTGCCGCTTACCAAATTGCAGCATCGCGTTTTGAGGACACTATGACTCTCATTCCGCTTGATATCCCTGCGGGCGTTTACCGAAACGGAACAGACTTGCAGTCTCAGGGCCGTTGGCGTGACGCAAATTTAGTGCGCTGGGTGGACGGAACCTTGCGCCCGGTTGGGGGCTGGCGCACCCGGTCTGATACCGCCGCTAATGCATCGATCAGGGGTATGATCTCGTGGATCGACAATAGTGACGACAGATGGATCGTGGGCGGGACATATAATAAACTTTATGTCTGGAGCCAAGCTGGCGTCCGCTTTGATATCACGCCAACGTCGTTCACTGATGGGCGAGAGGATGCGGTAGCGTTCATTGGCTATGGCGGCAACCTCTACGGGAGTTACGCGTATGGTTTAGCGCGTCCTGACACAGTCCGTACGCAACCAGCGACGTCTTGGTCCCTAGACACGTTCGGGCAGAACTTGGTCGGTTGCACTCAGGACGACGGCAAAGTTTATCAATGGGAATTAAACACGGGCACGCCCGCAGCGCTTATATCTGCCGCGCCAACTGGCAACCAGAGCATTGTTGTTACAGAAGAACGGTTTCTGTTTTGCCTTGGGGCTGGCGGCAATCCGCGTTTGGTCCAATGGTCTGATCGTGAAGACAACACAACGTGGACAGCAGCGGCAACTAACGAAGCTGGGCAGATTGAAATAAAGAGCAATGGCCAGCTAATGAAAGGCGTAAATGTTCGTGGCCAGACGCTGCTTCTGACAAGCACTGACGCACATGTCGCAAATTATGTCGGTCCGCCATACGTTTATGGCTTTGAGCGCGTGGGTTCGTCGTGCGGGTTGGCGGGCAATGAGGCGGTAGCCGTAGTTGACAACGGGGCTGTGTGGATGGGGCCTCATGCCTTCTACACATACACAGGCGGCAGAGTACAAGAATTGCAGTCTGACGTCGCCGACTATGTTTTTGGCGACATAAACCGCGCCCAAATCAGTAAAACTTTTGCTGTGCCAAACAGCACTTTTGGTGAAATTTGGTGGTATTATCCATCTGAAGAATCTACCGAAAATGATAGATATGTCGTTTATAATTACGTTGAGAATACTTGGTACACAGGGAATTTGGCGCGCACAGCGGGTGTTGATCGCGGAGCCTTCAAGCAGCCAATATTAGCAGGCGCTGGTGATTACAAAATATATGAGCATGAGATCGGTTTCGACTATGACTCACTGTCGCCATTTGCCGAAACCGGGCCAATTCTTTTGGGGGCAGGGGATAGTGTTGCTTCGGTAGTTGAAATGCTTCCAGACGAGAAAACGCAGGGCGACGTTGACGTTACATTCAAGACAAGGTTCCACCCAAACGGGACTGAGCGTTCGTATGGGCCATACAGCATGTCAAACCCAACCTCGCTGCGGTTTACAGGACGGCAGGTTCGGATGCGTGTTTCTGGTGTTAATCTTGGCGACTGGCGCGTAGGTATTAACCGGCTTGATATCATTCCCGGTGGGCGGCGATGACACTTCAGCATCGGGCACCAGAGCCGACCGGCAGCGACTGGCAAACGTGGGCCAGACGCTTGATGCAGTATCTTGGGCAAACCCGCGTCCCGCTTGTGCAGCAGACGGGCGATGAAAGCGCCGCTGAAGACGCGCAGCTTATGTGGGATCGTGAGAATGGTTGGCCGACGATCTCATATGATAACGAGTGGCGTCAAATCGTCATGTCCGGTGGGGTCTTCCACGGCTCTGTAGACGCTGACGCAACGGCGGCAGCCGCAGATACGGCATACGCACTGACATTTACTGACAATGGATCAGAACGCATTTCACGCGGGACGCCAACTTCGCGGATCGTGTTTTCTGAAGCTGGCGAATATGTCATCTCGTTTTCTGCACAGATCGCAAGCACCAGCGCCAGCACTGTAAACTTCTATTTCTGGCCCAAAAAGAACGGCACCAACGTAGAAAATCAGACAATGATCGCGGCCCTACATCAAAACAATGCCACGACGATCATCACGCGCACCGCTATTTTGACGTTAGCGGCCAATGATTACATTGAAGCGTTTTGGGCAGTTGACGACACTTCTGGGTTTTTAGACGCCTCGGCTGCTACATCATTCTCGCCCGCCGCGCCTGCGGCAACAATCACCATCGCGAGGTTACATGAATAACGAAAATCTCGAAAATGAACTCTCGCGGTGTCGGGAATGGATAGAGGCTGCATTAGAATATTCTGGCGGAACTCACGATTTTATCGACATCGCTGAAGGCCTTTATAAGCAAACGCTTCAGCTATGGCCCACGCCAAGGGGATGCCTTGTAACTGAAATTGTGGTATATCCGCAAAAGCGCGTCTTGAACATATTTCTAGGTGGCGGTGAAATGGACCAAATTTTGGATATGCACGACGACGTGATAGAGTGGGCTAAGTTGCAAGGCTGCAGTGCGCTAACAATGTCTGGCCGTTTTGGCTGGAAGAAACCGTTAAAACAACATGGCTGGAAGGCGCTTCACGCCTCGTATGTTAAGGAGATACTCTGATGTCAGGCGGAAAAGGAGGGTCTTCCTCGTCCCAAGTGGAAATTCCTGAATACATTGAAGTCGCCGCACAGCGGAACCTAAATAAGGCAGAGGACATTTCGCAGCTTGGTTATGTGCCATATTATGGGCCAGAAGTCGCCGCGTTTACGCCGATGCAGCAGGCCGGGTTCCAGAACACGGGAGACCTTTCTAGCGCTTTTGGCATGGCTTCGCCGGGAACACAGCGAGACCTTATGGGCGGGATGAACGACCCGACGACATATCGAGGCGGCATCCAAGGCTACTCTTCGCAGCCATTATTCCAGCAGTCTAAAAATTTATTTCGTGAGGCTAGGCCGGGTCAACGACGGTATATCGACAGTTTCTTCATTAACCCAAGAACTGCTGATGCATCAAGTGTAATGCCGCGCCAGCAAGCGCCGATTGACTACACGGGCTTCGACACCAATGCGCAGAGGGAGCGGGATAGAATTGCGCGGGAGGAAGAGCGGAGGGAAATGAACCTTCTTGGGCTTGAAGGAAATGCCTTTTCAGGCGGTCGTGATGCATTTTCGGGGTCTGCGGCGCCCAACGTCGGTGGGGGTCGGGGTATGAGCGATAATGACGCTGCCGGGGGTGTCCCAGCGGGCGGCACAACGGCAGAGGGGCTGTCTTTTGGGCAGGACTTAGGCTTTTCTCTGACTGACCCCGGATATGATCCACCGGGCAGCGTGATGAGCCGGGGGCTAGGCATCACTGACCCAGACAGTTCGCCCGGTGACGGCATGGGCGGTTGCGTCGTTGCAACTCACGCGGTTGAGGCTGGAGCCTTTACTCCGAAAATGAAGCGCGAGGCGGTGGTTTGGTGCATGAACGCTTTGCACGGGAAATGGTGGGGCGAAGCCATCCGGCGCGGGTATCGCCATCTTGGGCGCAAGAAAATTGCACAAGGCAAAGCGCGTGAACATTACGCAGAATTTCGCCGCTACATTAACTTTGCCAGCGGCAAAGATCGCAACGTGAGAGGGGCTGCAACATTTGCGTTTCGCACAGCGCAGTTCTTCGCCGTCGGTCTTGTAAAAAGGGACGCTTAAAATGGCTGGAAGCGCAATAGGTGGGCAAATAACTGCGCCGCTGAAAGATCCACGCAGCACAATTATGTCTGGCTCCGGCGCTCCAATGATGGGCGGCAAGGGCGGCGGACAGGCAATCGCGCCATCCAGAGCCTTCAATGTGAATCAGGCTGCAGCGGGTGCCCTAGAGAGCGCAATGCAGGGGACAGCGGCGGGCATGGGCTACCAGCCCCAAGCGGTTCGCCCAACTGGCTATGGGGCCTTTACGATTGGTCAGTCGCCTACAGTGTCAGCGCAAAGCGTGCGGGCTGGTCAGCTTGCTGGATCAGATTTAAGTGCGTACACGAACCCTTACGAGAGCCAAGTTATCGACCAATCTCTAGCTGACATTGAGCGCAGTCGCCTCATGCAGCAAAATCAGTTAGGCGCGCAGGCTAGTCGGGCTGGTGCGTTTGGCGGGTCGCGCCAAGCCATTGCAGAAGCTGAAACCAACCGAGCCTTCGCGGAGCAAGCGGCGCGCACCGCGTCAAGTCTTCGTCAGGCTGGCTTCACTCAAGCGCAGCAGATGGCGCAGCAAGACATTGGCACAGCCCAACAGGCTGCACTTGCAAACCAGCAAGCGAACTTGCAAGCGGGCACAACAACTGCTGGCTTCGGTCAACAGTCAAACCTTGCAAACCAAGTTGTTTCGAATGCGGCAAGTCAGTTTGGCGCGCAGCAGGGAATGGCAGCTCAGTTGGCTAACCAAGCGGCATCCATGCAGGCAAATCAAGGACGCCTTGGCGCAGCGGCTCAGATGGGTCTGCTTGGGCAGCAGGCCTTTAACACCAGCGGAGCAATTCAGGACAGGCAGCAGCGAGAAGGGCTAATGCAGCAGGGACTTCAGCAGTCTATAATTGATGCAGCACGAAATCAGTTTAGGGGATATGCAAATGCTCCGAATGTAGCGCTGGCTGCGCCGCTGGCGGCTATTGGGGTCACTCCGTACCCGCAATCGTCAAGTACATCTAGGAGCCCCGGACTGTTTGATTATCTGGGTCTTGGTGCAGGTCTTTATGCTGCATCCGACCGTCGCCTGAAAGAAAACATCCGCCCGGCAGGCAAGATGAACGGGATCAAATTCTACACTTGGGACTGGAACGAAAAAGGCAAAAAAGTGGCAGCATATGACCAGCCTAATGCTGGCGTGATTGCCGACGAAATCCAAGAAACGCACCCACACCTAGTGAAGCGCGGGGCTGATGGCTACTTGCGCGTGAACTACGCAGGGCTGGCAAGTGAGATGGCGGGAGTCTGAATATGTCTCCGATGGACAGAGAGTTGCTGGCGCGGGCCTTAGAGGCTGAAGCGGGGAACCAAGGCATAGAGGGTATGCTGGCCGCTGGCTCTGTCATTATGAACAGGACACGAACACCGGGCTATGGTGGCGATTTGCAAGGCGTCATTCTCAAGCCGGGGCAGTTCTCTGCGTTTAATTCAGTGACTGGTTACGCTGGCGGCGAGCAGGGCCAAGATATTGATAATATCAGGGTCAGCGATAACGCATATCAAGTGGCAGATGCGCTGCTGTCGGGTGATTATAACGACCCTACGGGCGGCGCGACACATTTCTACAACCCACGCATTTCCAACCCAAGTTGGGGTGAAGACGCTGGCGGCAATTGGATGAAAATTGGTGACCATGTTTTCGGCAGGGCAGATGCAGGAAAAAGCGTACAACCTATCGAGGTGACGAAATTGCCTTCCATAAATTCATTCGTTCCAAACGCAACTGCGAATGACGCGGGGCCACGCCCAAACATGCAGGCTCAAACAGGATTGCTTGCGGGCGATTCACCTCAAAATATGATGGGCGCAGGCCAAGCAATGCAGGCTGAGGAACCCAGCAAAGGTTTCTTTGACAACGACAAATATAAGAATATGGCTGCAGTTTTGGCTCAGGGCTTCGCGGCTATGGGCAACAACCCAGCACTCCAAAAATTCGCGTCGCAGGTTGCGGGGCAGCGGACTGAGGCTCAGGCGAAGAACAAAACCATTGAGTTTCTGCGGAAATCTGGCCGTGACGATTTGGCTGACGCAGTCGAAAGCGGGTCACTTGGCGCGCGTGATGCTGCAAAGGTTTTGTTCGCGCAGCCTAAAGATGACCGCACTGCTGCGATGCAGAACTACAGCGAATATCAGCGCCTACTTGCGGAGCAAGGTAAGGAGGCTGCGGATCAATTCCTAGCGATGAGCAAGAGAGGCGGTAATGTCGTCAACGTAGGAGGCGAGCAGTCTTCAAAAGGACTAGATGCATTAGACAAAAAGTTTGCTGAGACTTACGCCAACATTAGTATGTCTGGGCTAACCGACGCTCGTGCGCAAGCCGCCGCAATTAACACAATCCTGACAAAGCTAGAGGCAGGTGAGGAACTCACCGGACGGCTTATCGGCGCTCAACCTGATTTCTTGCGAGCGATTACTAACCCTGACGCCCAAGACGCGATTGACCGCGTCGCCAGCGTTGTTCAGAGAAGTCTGAGGGAGATTTTGGGGGGGCAGTTTGCCCAGAAAGAGGGTGAGCAGATTGTGAGCCGTGCGTACAATCCATCACTGCCTCCCGAGAAGAATGCGGCACGCCTTCGAGCCTTGTTCGCTGTGCTGGACCAAACGGCGAAAAACAAGCTGGACATGGCTACTTATTACGAAAACAACAATTACAGCCTCGGCGGGTACAAAGGTAACATGGGTGCCCCAAGCAGGGCAGACTTAGAGGCTGCTATGGATACTGCGGCTCCCGCGCCAGCGACCACGCCAAACGTGTCGGATGATGTCGCCCCCGAGGAACGCATTAACGCTAGGGAAACTCTACTTGGCAAAACCGAATAGGATTACTCCAAATGGCAAAAAAAATGACATACGCCGAAAGCGGCGCAATGCTAGAAAGCATCAATGTTTTTGAGCGCTTGGAGGCTAACGGCACCATAAGGCCAGACGAACAGGCTTGGCTTGACAACTATCGGAAAGAGCAGGCTTCAGCAGAAGATGAGCAGATCAAAACGATTGCGACCTATAGGGGCGCTGTTGCCGGCGGTACAATGAACTTAGCTGACGAGATAAGAGGCGCTTACGAAGCGGCCAATGATTTTATTCGCAGGGGAGATGTAGAAAGCGCAAAAGCGAAGTACGCCGAATATCGAGACCTTGTCCGCGAAAAAGACGCCGCCGCAATGCTCTTGGCGCCAGAGGAATTCGCGAGTGGCGAAACCGCTGGCTCGATCATGGGGGCAGCAATTCCAGCGGCGGGGTCACAGGCTGTCGCGGCAGGGAAAGGCCTCTCTATGCTATCGCGTTTAGGTCTTGGGGCGGGCACTGGCGCCGCATCCACAGCGCTTCCAGAGTTTGCTGGCGGCGAAGGCGGCTTCACAAACCGTATGTCAGAAGTTTCCCCAGTAAGCACTGCTATTGGCGCTGGTTTGGGTGCGGCTGCGCCTGCGGCTGGCGCTATTGCAGGCGGCACGGTTCGGGCAGCGCAAAACCTACGAAGCGGCGTTGAGGGGTTCGGTTCGCGCGCCTCTCGCCGTGTTGCACGGGCAATGAACCAAAGGGAAGCCTTGGGAGAAGATATCCAAGACTACCTGAGTTCTCTTGGCCCAGAGGGTGTGATCGCAGATATACCGGGTTCGCCACAACAGCTTGCACAAGGCCTTGCCTCAATTCAGGGGGAAGGCGGTAATTTATTGCAGAGAGAAATAATAAAGCGTGCAGCAGGCGCTGGCGAAAGAATACAAGACACAGTGACGAGACGTGTGGATCAGCCAGAAGCGGCGTTCCAACAGCGCAGAGAATTAGCTGAAGAGCGTTCGTCGGTACTAGGCCCGATGTATGACGCAGCCACGGCCAGTGACACAACATTCAATGTGGATGCAATCCGTTCTGGCATAACTTTCATTGGCAAAGACGCTGCATCAAACGTCAAAAAACGGCTGAACGAAACATTAACTAACCTTGGGGAAGAAGGACCAGTGTCGGCGGAAAGGCTACACAATGCCCGCACCGCGTTAAGCGATGCCATGTTTGCAGCTAAGATTAAAGGCGAGGGCGGTGTTGTCGCTAACCTCAAACCTATTTTGGCGGAAGTTGATACACGCCTTGACGACATTCCTAATTACGCCGACGCCCGCGTAGGGTATGCCAATAACAAAGCCATTGAGCGTGCGATTGAGGAGGGCCGTAAGGCTTTCACGGGCGGAGCAACCAGCGCGATGTCGCCCGCAGTGCTAAAAGAGGCTTTGGCAAAGATGTCCCCAGCGCAGCGTGACGCTTATAAAAAAGGTGCGCGAGAATATATCTCTGCGCTAATGGGAACATCCACTAACGACGCGGCAGCGGCGTGGAGGGCTTTCGGTAAAGAGTGGAACGCTGAGAAAATGGCTTTGATTGTTGGTGATGAAGATGCGGCGGAGATCGCTCGCCGCCTCATGGCTGAAAAAGTGTTCTCGGAAACGCGGGGCAAAGTTCTGGAAGGCTCGCAAACGTCGCAGCGCACAGAAGCGCGTGAGGCGTTGGCCGATCTAAGAGACCAAGACACGGGGCGGGCGCCGGGGCCTCTAATGCGCTTGCGTAGAGGCATCGAGGAGCCAGTTAACCGGGTTATTGACGAAGTGCTGTATGGGCCTAGAAGGTCTAATTTAAATCGAGAGATCGGCCAGATTTTGAGCCTTCAAGGCGATGCCAGAGATCGGGCAGTAAACGCTCTTTTAGAAGAGGGGCGGAGGCTCAATGACCCGACGAGATTCCAATCTATCGTGGATGCGGCGACCACAGTTGGTGGCCTCACAGCAGCCCCACTCGTCGCAAATGATCCAATTTTCGCAGACTAGGGGCAGAGTATGGAACCTGAAGACATCATCGCAGGCATGGTCCAATCTGTGGATATGGGCGTTGAAGACATCGACATGCCGATCGACAGCGACATCACAGAACTAAAGCCAAAGTCTGAGCGCGAGATTGAGGGTATCGTTCAGGATGCCATCTCTGACGCGGTGGATTTCATTGAAGGGGAAATCTCACATGATCGCATCAAGGCCCAGCGGTATTACGACGGCGAGGTGGATTTAGGGCACGAAGACGGTCGCAGTAAGGTTGTCGCGACGAAAGTCCGAGATACGATCCGCGCAGTGAAGCCAAGTCTGATGCGTATTTTTCTCAGCACCGCGCGCCCGGTCGAATATGTGCCAAGTGGGCAAGAAGACGTCGGCATGGCCGAGCAAGCGACGTCGTTCATGCACCATGAGTTTAACCGGCTGAACGGGTATACTGCGCTTAACGATGTCTTTCATGACGCCTTAGTGAAAAAGCAAGGGGTAATCAAAGCATACTGGGAAATGACGCCGCACGCTGAAATTCACAGCTACTCGGACCTGTCAGATGACGAATATCAGTATTTGATTGATGACGACGAAGTTTTTGTGATCGAGCATACAGTGGAGTATCGGGCTGAGATCGACCCGATGGGCGTGCAGGTCGATCAGCCAGTCCACAGCGCTAAAATTAGCCGCAGCAAGGAAAAGGGTGAGTTGCGTATTGAAAGCGTGCCGCCTGAAGAGTTCTTCATAAACCGCAGCGCGCGGAGCCTCGAAGACGCTTACGTCGTCGCTCACCGCACTGAAATGCGAGCAGGCGATCTGATCAGCATGGGCTTTGATCCTGAAGTCGTGTTCAAATTTGACAACTTTGACAGCGGCTCTGAGGTGACTGAAGCGGAGATTTTTGAGCGCACTGGATATACGGAAGACCAAACTGACGAGGACATTGCCGACCCTGCAATGCGCAACGTGACAGTGACGGAAGCGTATATGCGTATGGACGTGGAGGGGACCGGCACGCCGATCTTGCACAAATTTATTTGCGCCGGGACAGGTTACGAATTGCTCGACTTTGAGGCTTGCGATGAACTACCTTTCGCTGTCTTCGAAGTTGACCCAGAGCCGCACACTTTCTACGGGCACAGCCTCGCTGAGATCATTATTGATGACCAAGACGCGGCAACCGCGATATTGCGTGGCGTTCTGGATAACGTCGCGATGACGAACAACCCTCGGCTTGCCATCGTTGAAGGCCAAGTTGATGTCGATGATCTTCTGAACAACGAGATCGGCGCAATTGTTCGAATGCGCCAGCAGGGCGCCGTGCAGGAACTCACAGTCCCGTTTGTCGCTGGGCAGACGCTTAGCGCGCTTGGCTACATAGATGGGCTTGTAGAGCAGAAGACAGGGGTCACACGGGCGTCTATGGGGCTAGACCCTGACTCCATGCAGTCAACAACGAAAGCGGCTGTAACGGCCACTGTGCAAGCCGCAGCGGGGCAGGTAGAGGTGATGGCCCGGAACCTGTCAGATGGCATGAAGGACTTGTTCGGCATCATGCTGCGCCTCTATGCCAAAAATGTTGATGAAGAATACATGATGAGGATGAACGGGTCATTTGTTCCGGTCGATCCGCGCGTTTGGAACACGTCTATGGACGTTTCTGTGAATGTTGGTCTTGGCACCGGACGCGAAGAAGAGAAAATGGTAGGCCTTAATCAAGCGCTGCAGATGCAGACGATGGTTTACCAGACCTACGGGCCAATGAATGGCCTAGTGTCCATGACCAATATCCGCAACACACTTGCCGATCTTTTGGCTGCGTCAGGTGTACGGAACGCGGATCGCTACTTTGCTCCGATCACTCCAGAGATCGAAATGCAAATGTTGCAAATGCAGCAAGCGGCACAATCTCAACAAGGGCAAGGGACCGATCCAAACGCCGCCTTCTTGCAAAGCGAGCAAATGAAAGCGCAAAGCAAGATGCAAACTGAAATGGCAAAGTTGCAACTTGATATGCAGAAGGCCGCAGCCGACGACGACCTGAAGCGCGATAAAATGGCCCAAGACTTGATGGTGGATGCTGCCAAGATTTATGGCCAATACGGGACGGCAGTTGACGTCGCGCGGGTCAAAGCGGAGCAGGATAAAGTCCGCATGGTCGGGGATATCGCGCGAGGCAATCCCCAATGAAGACCGAAATACGCATAAAGGCTAGTGAGGCGCGCAGGCTGAAAAATGACAGCGCGTTTCTAACTTTTGTGCAGGAGGTTCGTGACGATCAAATACAGATTTTCACGGCTAGTGAGGCGTCCCAATCGGGCGCCCGCGAAGAGGCGCACGCAATAATTCGCGCGCTTAACCAGATCGAAGCGAAACTCAACGCCACCGTTTCGGCAGAGACGTTTTTAGATCGCAAACAAAGGACGTAGCACCGTGCAAGCGACTACTCTTGAACAGGCTGCTGAAAGCCTACTAGCAACACCCGAAGCGCCAGAGGCGTCCGGGGATAATCTGAGCGATGCCGTTGAATTAATCACTGAGCCATCTGACGACGGTCAGGGTGACGAGGTTGATGAAACGACTGAGAGCGAAGATGGCGTCGAGGCATCCGACGGTATTGATGATGCCGAAATTGACGGCGACGAAGTAGTAGCAGAAGCTGAAGACACCAATCTCATCCCCGTTAAAGTTGACGGCAAAGAAGAGCATTGGACACTGGACCAGTTGAAGCAATCTGCGGCGGGACAGGCGGCAATTAATAAGCGGTTTCAAGAAGCTGCCGATGCGCGAAAGCAAATCGAGCAACAAGCAGCCGCTTTAGCACAGCAACAGCAGCAAGTCTTAGACTTGTATCAGCAAGCGCAACAGCAAGGCGTACAGGTTCCAATTCCACCATCACGCGAACTTTTCGACAGTGACCCGATCGGGTACATGGAAGAAAAGATGAAGTATGATGAAGCGAAAGAACAGTACGACAACCAAGTTCTACAGCTACAGCAAATCCACGATCAAAAAACGCAGCAGCAAGCGCAGGCGCAACAGTCGTATCTGCAACAGCAAGCTGAGATTTTGAAGCAGCATATCCCTGAGATTGGCGACCCAGAAAAGGGTCAAAAGTTGAAGAATGATTTGGTGCAGGTTGGATTGCACTACGGATTTACCAGCGATGAAATGGCTGGGGTGTCCGACGCGCGATATGTCAGGGCGTTAAACGACGCTTTGAAATACCGGCGGCTGGTAGAAAAGCGCAACAACACACAACAGAAAGGCGAAAAAGCCCGACCCGTTGTGAAAGCTGGTGCACGAAAAGTCTCGGACGGTCAGGCTGCGACTCGCAAAAAGGCGCGACAGCGCCTGCAGAAAACAGGCTCTATCCAAGACGCGGTAGGCCTAATCCTCGACAACTAGTCCAGAAAGGACAATCTCATGGCACAGCCATCAAACACGATCGACAGCTACGATGTTGTTGGCATTCGCGAAGACCTCAGCGACGTTATTTATAATGTTTCGCCAGAGGAAACACCTCTCTATTCCAAGGCATCGAAAACAAAGGCCAGCAACACGCTGGTTGAGTGGCAGACTGACAGCCTCCGTGCATCTGCTGCCAACGCACACATCGAAGGCGACGCAACGACTGCTGAAGCCCGCACGGCAACCACCCGTCTGGGCAACTACACGCAAATCTTTAAAAACGCCGTCGTTGTCCCTGACACCGATGAGGGTCTGGACAAAGCCGGTCGTGCAAAAGAGATTGCGTATCAGACGCTGAAGATTGCAAAAGAGCAGAAGCTGGACATCGAGAAAGCACTCTTCGACAACAACGCCCGCGCGGCTGGCAACAGCACTACTGCGCGCGAGCTTGCTGGCGTTCCGGCTTGGTTGACCACTAACACGGTGTTCGGTGCAAATGAGGGTGCCGATCCGACTGGTGACGGCACGGACGCCCGGACGGATGAGACGACCGCGCTTACGGCCTTCTCGCAGACCAAGTTCGACACTGTTATGCAGTCGATCTGGGAAGAGGGTGGCAAGCCAGACACGGTTTACCTGAGTGCCTTCCAGATGAATTTGGCGCTTGGCTTTACTGGTAACAACAACCAGCGTTCAGCAGTGCAAGCTGGCGATGAGCGAGTGATCAAATCTCTGGCTGTCTACGTGACGCCATGGGGCACGGTTGAGTTCATGCCAAGCCGCGAAAACCGCTCACGGGACGTCTACATCATGCAGGACGACATGTGGGAAATCGCTGTTTTGCGTGCGACCAAAAACGTCGCAATGGCGAAAACCGGCGACAACACCACCCGGCAGGTCGTGACTGAACTCACGCTGTGTGCGAAAAACGAAGCGGCCAATGGCGGCATCTTCGACAACACCACTTCCTAATGGGAAGCGGGCGGGGGCGAGTGATTGCCCCCGCCATCCACTAGGGGAACGGGCATGAAAGAAGTCTACGTCAACAGAATTAAAATCAAGTGCAGCAAGGGCCGCATTGAAAAGGGCGAGACGGTAATCTTGCCTGACGATGAGATCGCGCGGATTGTATCTTTTCGTCCCGACGCGGTTACTATTTTGCGGACGGTGACTTCGGCACCAAAAGCAGCCGCGAAACCAAAAACACGGAAACCTCGAAATGCAAAAAGCCGTTCACTCAACTAAAATTGCAGAAAAGATAAGCATTGAGGGTGACAATATTGTCATCAAGAAAACCTTTGATGCGTCTGGAATGCTGAAGGATGCCCAGCAGGCCCGCGAGGTGACAGAAAACAGATTTGCCTCGGACTATAAACACGTTGGCAATGTGGATATGGGGCTGCTTGGCGTTTGGCTAAAAGAGGCGGGGGTTTCGTGGGAGGACACGGCGGGCGTTAAATCAGTGCTGAAGAAAAAACTGATGAGCAATGAATTTCGTTCGCTGCGTGTATGGGACGGAAATTTTTAAAATGAAGGCGGAGCAAATTTTCGGCGTGATTGCGCTGGGCATTCTGTCATGGGGTAGCCTGCAAATTTACGACATGAACGCGCAGTTGGTGCTGGTGTCGTACCGCGTGGAGGAAAACGCAAAGACGCTGTCGTCGAATTATGCAATGCTCAAGCCGATGTGGCAGTCGTTCATCCGCGCCGAATCCGTTCACGCGGCTAAGTAGGAGGTCAGATCATGGCCCGCACGTTTATTGACGATTGGAAGATATTGCCGCGTCTGATGATGCTGGCGGTCACGATTCTTACCTATCAATCTGTTCACTGGTTCATGAGCCTTGAATCTCCATCGAATGCGCAGGCTGGGCTTGTTAGTGTCTGCATGGGCGCACTCACGGGTTGTTTTGGCATCTGGATGGGCAGGGAGGCGAACAAATGATTGGCGCTCTCATCGGCCCCATCGCTGGGCTGGCATCCTCATGGCTGCAAGGCAAGGCAGACAAGAATGCTGCGGAGGCGCAGCTAAAACTGACCGAGGCACAAGCCAAAGCTAAAATCCTGCTGTCCGAAAAAACCTCGGTCGCTGACTGGGAAAGGTTGATGGCGCAGGGTTCTCAAACAAGCTGGAAGGACGAATTTTTTGTATTAGTCCTGTCGATACCGATGATATTGTGCTGGATTCCGGGCGCTGAAGGCTTGGTTGAGCGAGGGTTTGAGCAGCTTTCCAAGGCTCCCGACTGGTATTTTTACAGCCTTGGGCTGGCGATCAGTGCGAGCTTTGGTATCAGGGGCGCTGCCAAGCTATTCCGTAGGTAATGTGATACAATGGACATTGGAGATTATTCCGGCTGGGCGGAAAAGGAGCCTGCGGTGGAAACGGTTGTGCAGATATGGCCTGTTATCAGCGGGGTTGTGTTCATTGCAGCAATTCTGATCGCTTGGCGATCCGAGATTACAGTTCGCGTGCGCGTGTTGGAGGAGAAGGTTTCGACTTTGTTCGAAATCCTGAACAGGAAATAGCGATGAGCAAATACAAACTATCCAAGCGCAGCCTGTCTAAGCTAGAGGGCGTCAACGAGCCGCTGGTCGCTACGGTCAAGCGCGCCATCGAACTGACCAAAATTGACTTCGGAGTCATATGTGGGCTTCGCTCGCAGGCGGAGCAGGAAGCACTCGTAGCCAAAGGTGCTTCGCAGACAATGCATTCACGCCACCTGACCGGCAATGCGGTTGACCTGATGGCATACATCGACGGTCGTGGCTGCTGGGAACTGAACGTCTATGATGAAATTGCCGACGCGATGAAGCAGGCAGCAATGGAAACTGGGGCAAAAATTCGCTGGGGCTGCGCGTGGCACATTGACAGCCTCGTTGATCACAGCGGGACGATGGAGGCTGCAATGAATCAATACATTGACCTCCGACGCGTTGCTGGGCGTAGGCCGTTCCTTGATGGGCCGCATTTCGAATTGCGATAGAGATGGTTACGAGAGCCGAGGCACAAGCGGCTCTGGACGCCGCTGAAGGGAATAAGACTGAAGCTGCCCGTGCGTTGGGCATCCCTAGAAAAACGTTCAGCGATCAGCTAGAGCGTGAGAACATTGTCCACAGAGGGCAAGATGTTCTTATTCAAAAATGGGCAGATGAGTTCGGCGTCCCCGTCAATGACATAAGTGCATATTGGCATAAAACGGACGAATATTCCGTCCTAGTCCGACCCCAATCGTCAGGGGAGCCGACATATCTCGACCTGCGGGACGAGATCATTGCAGAGATGCAGGCATATGCTCCGCACTATGATCCGATTGAGTATGACCCAGCCTGTGAGAACCTGCTAGTAATCGACCCGGCTGACGTCCATTTCGGCAAGCTGGCGGAGGCTTCAGAAACCGGCGGCGACTATGACCTTGACGTAGCCTCAGCTTATCTCAAAGAGGGCATCAGGGGCCTGCTTTCCAAGGCAAAATCTCACGGCATCGCCAAAATCTTGTTCGTCTTGGGCAATGACATTCTTCATATAGACACCCCGCGCAGGACGACGACAAGCGGCACCCCGCAAGACACTGCGGGCAGTTGGCACAGGGCCTACCGGGTCGCCAAGGACAGCCTAATAGGGGCCATAGAGGCTTGCGCTGCGGTCGCCCCGGTTCATCTGGTCCACTGCCCCAGTAATCACGACTTTATGTCGGGCTACATGTTGAGCGATTCAATCGTTAGTTGGTTCGCCAAGCACCCAAACGTCGAGGCTGACCACCGTTCAGTTGATATGCGCCACCGCAAATATATCCAGTTCGGTTCCAACCTGATGGGCTTTACGCACGGGGACGGGGCGAAAGATAAAGACTTGCACAGCCTCGCTCTCACTGAGGCGCGGACGGCATTCAGCGAGTGCGATAGGGTCTACTGGCACTGCCATCACGTTCACCACAAAATCAGGAAAATGAACGGCGTTGAAATCGAGAAGGACCACATTGGGGCGACGGTGATACACGCAGCGCCAGTCTCTGACGTCACGGACAAATGTGTGATAGAATACATCAGGTCAGCGTCAGCGTCTGATGGCTGGCATCATCGCAACGGCTATGTCGGCGCAGTGCAAGCCATCGAAGCCTTTGTCTACAGCCCGCGCTCACAGATTGCGAGGTTCACTCACGAGTTCTGAAAGGTCGAGACATGTTTTTCCCAGCCGCATTGATTTGTTTAAACAGCATCTGCATCACCGTCGTTGGTCCATCGTT